TCTATAATACCATTCGCTTTCGTCCTTTTTGTTTTTGCTAACCACTCTGAAAGAGAGAGGAGTAATCCAAGAACGATGGTTACTCCCCAATTGGTTACTAAACAAGTGATCATGCTTGTGGTTTGAACAGAGCTTCTTTAACTGTTGCAAAAAGTACATCATCAACACTATTATCAGTAGACTTTACATACTTTTCAAGAAGAGAAATAACAAGATTTTTAACTGCTGGACTTGTAGCCAGTTGCATTAAAAGTGGTTTTACTACAGCGACAACTGCTCCCATAATTACCTCTTGTATAGGCAGCCGTATTTAGGATTTCTTACGCTTGGCATCTAACTCAGCAAAGTTCTTTACTTTGGTTCCACCATCATAATTCCAAGCATAACCCTCAGCAATCATCTGATCATTCAGTGATGTTGGTTCGTCATTGATAAACAAATGTCCAATGATTCTACCATACTTCTCTGTAGAGTCTGGAAGTTCTGTCTTGATCAGAATGTTTTTGGCACCTTCACAGCGATGCTTCAACCATTCCTTTGATTCAAGTCCGTATTTCTTTTCGTTCGCATCAGCGGTGCGACTTTCAGGAGTATCCACACCAGCGAGGCGAATGCGTTTAGTGAGAGAAATATCAAACCCCAAGTCAATATCAGCGTCAATAGTATCTCCATCGACTACTTTATGAATTGAACGGATTCGATATATGTAGGGATCTTTATTATCCATTAGAAAGGAAACTTAATACTCCCGGTATTTAGTTTCGGAATCGGTAATTTTTCAAAAGCCTTGTTGACTTGATTCTCTACAACTTTACCGACAAACTCTTCAGGGTTCTCAAGAATCTTTTGGGCTTTCTGATAAGTCACATAAGCACCATAACAAAGTGCGGCACTAATGGTCAGACTTGTCGCTGACAGAATGATCGCTAGGTTCTTCATCTTTCATTTCCTCAAATGCTAACCTCATTATGTAGTAGATTACATAAGCAGTAAAAGCAAGTCCACAAGAAAGAATGATAAAAACTCCCCAAGGAAACTCACTCATAATAAATTACCTACTAATTTCTTCCCAGTCCATAGAAGTATGAATATCAGCATTCGCAACATTAGACGCTGCTGCAACTGAGAGTTCATAAGGAGTTCCAGTTAATCCATCTCTTTCCAACTGGAATTTAAATAGTGCTTCTTTGAGAATATCAACTGCAGATACTGCTTGGTTAGATGCACTACAATAACCTTGTGCTAGTATTCTTCCCCCAGTGATACTGCCACCATCAAGTTTATATTCAACTGCCCCATCTGCAGAAGCACTCACCCAAGTTCCACCAGTAGTAGTTCCTCCTGCAATTACTCTCCAATTATAATGTGCATTATTTGTAATACCCATAATAGACAGAGCAGTCAGAATTACAATTGCATCTAATCTATTTGGATTTGATTTTAATCTTATTGAAATAACTGGATAATAAGTTCCTGCAGTTAAAAGATTTATTGGACTTGTGATTGTTGTTCCCACACCTTGTTGCAATCCACGAAGTTCATAACCACCTTCAGACATCACTGAAGAGCAAACTTGTTTGAGTGTACTTGTGCTTGTAGTCACTCCAGTGTTTGTAATCTCATATCTCAGTGGTAATGAGGCAGTAGTAATGTATGTTGATTTGATTTTATTTGCGTGGTGAAATGAGTGGCAGTGAATGAATTGACCATCAATTACAAAACCAACTCTAACTGTTCCAAGACCTAACCATTCAATATCAGTCCACATAATCTGTCCTTTGGTTATATCCAAAGTTAGTCCAGATGCACCAGTTCCATCTAATTTATCTTGGTTCCATTCAGATTGAGGAACTCTGGTTTCAGAAGTAATTCCAGTTACTAAACTTCTTTCTACAAAATATGCAGTAGTTCCATCTGCTCCATCAAGTTCAAAATAAATTCCATTATCTGCACCAAAGTATCCTACTCTTTGGCGAAGATTTTGTTTTGGTGGGTTCATTACAAAAGTATTCAAAATTTGTAATGATTTTCCTGGTTGATATGAAAATACTTTTGCAGTTTCTCTAATAACTGATGCAGTACTTCCAACACCAACGGTTATATCTACTAAACCTTGTGCAGTTACAAATCCAACTGTAGAACCAGTTCCTACAATTAAACTTGTCCAAAGACCATTATCTCTATATCTGTGGGAAGAATCAAATAATGTGAGAGGTGATGATACTCTTGTTCTTCCAAAGGCATCCGCGTTTGCTGGAAGAACGTCAACTGGAAATCGATTAAATTTATCTACAATTTTACCATCTCTGGTTGCAACACCATTAACTTCAAATAAAGATCTTTCTTGATTCAAATAATCTTGAGTTTGTATATTCCACTGAGCCATGAATCACTCACCCCATGTCAATCTTTCTGGTTGATATCTCTGTGCGTTTTTAACTTTTACTGAACTGGTTGAGTTTGGATAAATGTTATGAACGATTGCACCTGGATATTCATCTTGCAGTTGTTCTGCAAGTTCATTCTTACTCATCATCTTGCCTTCAACTTCCATACGATAGATCTTACCCTGCCAAACTACATCAGCAAGAAAAGATTCTTTGACTGGTTCTGATTCAGTTTCAGAACCATTGATATAGAGATTTCCATTGAAATCTCCAGCAATGTTGATGCTCTCTGATAAAAATTGTTTAAAGGATTTCATTAGTTGCAGTTCCAACGACGAAGGGCTCTGTTGATTCTGGAATCTGGATCTCTTGCAGTTTCTGCAGATGTGAGTCTCTCTTTCATTCCATTCATTCTACGGCAAAAGGACTTACGGCGTTCAGCCCTTTTGCCAGTAGGCTTTTTTTCAGTTACTGCGGTCTGTAGTTTTGAACCTGGATTCTCTCTACGATATGCATCAACTGCTTTCTGACTTAACCCATCGGTCTTGTCTTTACGGTTAACTGATTGCCAATCTTCATTCTGAACCTCTTCCATAGGTGATAGAATTCCACCCAATGGTTTTTGAACTTCATCATTAGATGGAGAAGTTTTTTTATTTGGGGTGGGTTGACCTGTAAACATATTTTGCATTTTTTCTCCAGCTTTTTGGCCAATAATTTCTGCGGCCCTTGTTCTCAAAGTGCCTTGTGCTGCAGATCCAGCAACTCTGGTAGTAACTCCTCTAGCAACTACTGGAGCAGCAACTCTAGCAACCGCAGCAAGAAGTGGAGCAATCTCTTGAATATTATCAGTTTCTTCAGAAGCAACCATCACAACAGGATTTCTAACCCCCATCGATCTGGCTTTTGTTTTCAGAAGATTGACTTTGGTTGGAAGTTCTCTCATATCTTTTTGAGGTTTTTCCTTCTTTTCTTTTTCATCACATCCACAACCCTCACTCATGTTTGGATTGATTTCAATTTTGTTTTTCTTTTTAGAAACATCAATTACTTTTTGTTTCTCATTTTGCACTGATTGATCATCTACTTCAAAAATGAATTCTTCTCTCCAATTAGAGAACTCCTCTTTTTGTGTATTACCCTCTTTCTTTCGTCCTTCTTCTTCTTTTTTAGCTTGTCTTTTTTTCCAAGCATATTTACCAAGAGCAACTCCGGTTTTTGCAAGGCCGCCTACAATATTTCCAATATTACTTACAGTTGCAGACATATCGGAAGTATCTTTTTTACCACTACCAACTTTTGTTGGAGAACTCCAAGCAGCTTTAATATCATGTTTTAATTGGTTTTTTCTTGCTTTCTTTTCTGCAGCCAATCTTTTTTTCTCTTCTTCTTTTCTTCTCAATTGTTGAAGTTTTAATTTACCCGCAGTTCTTATAGTTTCAGCTCTTTCTGTACCAGTTTCACCACTTTTACCCCTTTTCCTATTTTTTGAGGTATTCTTCGCTTCTTTTTTTCTTTCTTCCTCAGATTTTTTAGGCGTTTCTTCTTGTTCTACAGAACCTTTTTTAGTTATTTTTAGAGTTGGATTTTTATTTGATTTTTTCAATTTTTCTACTCTTTCCTCATCTCCACTTAAAGCAGCTGAACCTAGTTGTTTTATCCTAACATCCTTTGCTTGGATTTTATACTTTTTTGATTGACTCTTACCTCCGGCAATAGTTCCAGAAATAGCTTCATCAAGGATTCTTTGAACTAAAGAAAGTTCCTCTTTAGTATCTTCCTTCTTCTCTGGAAGACCTTCATGTTTTGTCTTTGCAAAATCTCTTGCGGCTTTCTTACTCATACCTTCTGCTGCTTTTGCAACTTCAGGAGATGCAGGAGTTCCACCCTTCTTTGCAGCATAAACCATACCCATGAATCTCTGTTGTGCTCTACTTAGAGCCTTTTCTTCAATGTATTCTTCTTTAGTAAGTTCTCCAACTGCCTTTGCTTTACGAATCTTCTTAGGATCCTTCAACTTGCCACCAGGATACATATTCTCTTCATCATCATGATCATAATCAGGATCTACATTTGCACGATGTCTTGCTGCTCTCTCTGGAGATGCCTTATCATCATGAATACCTGCTCTGCGAAGAGGTGAAGTCTTTTCCGATTCTCTCTTATCCTTTTGCTTCTGACGACTTCTTTGTTGCTTGAAGTCTTTCATGGTCATGCCTTCATCAAGATCGTTTTCTTCTTTCTGAACACGAAACTTTCCACCGGTTTCCTTATGAGTATCAGAAAGTTCATCAGCTCTATCATGAGCATACTTTCTACTCTTTACTGGTTTGCCAATTTTCTTTTCAGTTTTTCCATCATGTGAACCATATACTTGATATGGCATTTCATCAAGTTGTTCAACCTCTTCTTTCTGAAACTCATGATAAAACGCAGCAGCTTCTCCATGTCTACCTTCTTTGGTAGATTTCTTACTCATATTAAGAAGTTCTTGTTTTGAATACTTATGTCCTTTCAAAATGGATGACATTTCATCTTTGGACATTCCTTTTTCCATTACATATTCAACATGTTCTGGGAATGGATTTCCAACGGTATGTTTTGCTTTCTTGGTTACTTCATCATGACCCTTGATGGAAAGTTGTTCTTTATCCGCATAAGAAGTTCCTGCAGACTTACCGAGTCTTCCTGGAGCCTTTGCAGATCTCTTACCTTCTTCTTTTCTACCAGACTTTTCTTCCGCTCTTTCTCTTGCAGCAGCTTTTCTCATCTCACGACGATACTCTTTATCCTCTTCAACCATTTCACCTTCCAGCTCATAGGATTGACGAAGTTGTTTCATGGCATCATTCAATGCATTATTTCTCTTCTGCATTCCATATGCAGCACCAGCAATACCCGTTCCGGGATTTTTAATGTTTTGACCTTTATTTGCAGCATCAACACCAGATTGTGCAGCTTTTTTTGCTCTGTTAATTGCAGCACCGGCAAGAGCAGCCCCGCCCGCTGCAAGTCCAGCAACAACTAATGGTGCGATCTCAGCAATCTGTTCTGTTTCTTCCTTCATCTTCTCGCGTTTTGCCTTTGCTTTTGCGAGAGTTCTTTCTCTTGCAGCTTCCTGTTCAGACTTAGGAATATTAAACATATCTCTATCGGTCTTCAATCTTTCCTGTGGGGGAATGACTTTAGCTCTAATTTTTCTACGATTTAAGAGGTACTTATCAGACTTATCGTGATCTCCGTCGTTATCAATATCCTTATCTTCTTTACCTACTGGATCTAAAGCTTCTTCCACCTTTTTCTTCTTATCTGCAGCAATCGCAGCACCTACAGTAGCTCTTCTCTTCTTTAAATAACTATCTGAGGAATCTGAATCACCATCATTATCCACATCGTCGTCTTCGTGACCGACAGGATCTAATTTTTTAGCTGCCTTAGCTTCTGCAACGATACGCGAAAATTCTTCCCAACTAGCCATTTATTTTGTAGAAATACTGCTAGTTTTATTTATTCTTTTTCCCCTTGCGGAATTTATCGTAAATAGAAGCAATTTTAACGCCAGTATAACTTCGTACCTCTTGACCTGGAGTTAATGACTGGACATACTCTCTATACTCATCTGTTCCGATCTCATGAGGATTCTCAACAAGATCCTTCAACCAAGATTTGAACATCACGCCATCTTCAGTGACACAAATGACATAATTTGTTCCTCTACGAATCACTTCTCCTCTGAGTCCAGTGTTCATATTTTCAACGAGATTTCCAACCTCATAAATGTGATCTACGAGATATGCATCTCTCATGCCTTCTTCATCAAGTTTAGGAGCAATCTCCCATACCTCAGTTCCTTCTTCAATGTTCATAGATCTGCGAAGAACATTAAATAGTTCAAGTTTTTCCATATTACCAAGAGTATCTGGAACACCCTTAGCAAACTTAACAAAATCTCCTTCGGCGGCCGCAAGTCTCAACTTAGATGCAGACATTCCAGTTACATCGTCCGAATCGGGATCTCTATCGCCTGCAGAAACTACTTCAAGTTGATCATAATTATAAAGTTCACCGTTATACTTATGACTTAAACCTTGGAACTCACCAAGTCTATCTTGACCAACCATAATAATCATGTTGGTATGACCCTCTTCATTTGCACCGGTCAAAACATTGAAGATCGTCTTTGCACCTTTATCATCAACAATATTATCTGCGTAATCTGGGAACATTTGACGCATGTAAGAAATCTTCATTTGTGGAGTCAGAGGATTCTTTTTAGCGTCTTGAGAACGAGATGGATAAATTCTTAGTTCATAACCTCTCTTATCTGCTTCCTTTGCGGCCTTATCAAGAAGTTTTTGGTGTCCAATTGTTGGTGGATTAAATCTACCGAATACTACAACAACTCCAGGCGCTTCTGGAACTGGAACTTCTGCAGGAACTTGTTCTGGTGCAGGTTCTTGTTGTTCTGGTGGAACTTGTTGTTGTGTTTGAGCTACCTGAGTCTGTTGAGGTTCTTGTGCAACAGGTGCAGGTTCTTGTGTAACGGCTTGCGATTGAACTGCTGCAGGTTGAGGTTGTGATGGAGAATCTTTTTGTCCTGGAGTATTATCACTACCAAAGAACTTTAGTTTTCCCTGAACAGTTTTTGCGACAAACTCACCATTTTTATCATACCATCCTCCATGGCCATCTCCAGTCAAACCGAGTCTTTTGGCTTCAGCAGATGCAGAGGTCTCTCTAGCTTCTATGAGGAAGTTACTGAAATTTTTCATTATTAATATAGTTAGGATTCCTTAACCTATAGTTATTTATTTAGAGTTTATATAATAGATCCCCAGACTCAACATAAGATCTCATCACTATCTTCTTTGTTCCCGATTTATCGGATGAACTAGCGTCTGTTCTATATCTAAATTGGATCAATTTATATGCACTTCCAGTACCCTTTCCCTTTTGATGAACAATGATTTTCGGATCAGATCCAGTAGCATCATAAGTAACATCAAAATCTTGAGCCTTTACATTATCAATGAATTGTTGTCCAAATTTTTGAGTATATTGACTACCACCTGTAGTAAATTTTACTAATTCAACTCCGCTCTCATTTTTTGTGGCCTTTTCTATGCAATATCTAGCTAACTGTTCTTTGAATGCAGGACTATCCAACTTCGTCTTAAGTTGATCTGTTACTGATGCGAATACTTCTTTAGCTACTTTTTTTAAGGCCGCAACTTCTTTTGAAGATAAAATAGATTCTCTAGAATCAAATCTCTTACCCAAGATGTCTGGAAAAACAGATTTAACTTCATTTTCAAACATTTGTTTGAATTGTGCATAATTATTCAAACCCAATGGATCAAAAATTTTTCCGAAGTTTTCAAATTCTAATCCGACCGCTTGTGCAAATTGTGGTGCATCATATTTCAATGAGATCTTAGTATCACCACCCAGTTTCTTACCTTTATGTTTAATCTCAACCAATAAGTCCACCTTGGTTCCCTGTTGGTTTTCTGTTCCAACACCTCGAATACTAATATTATCTTCTGCAAGATTTATTGATAATCCATATGCTTTTGCCCGTATCTGAGGGTCTTGATTAACTTTTACAACTGCAGAATTGAAAATGTTTGCAACCTTACTCCAATTTCCTCTGCTTGTTAAAAAATTCATATCTGGAGCAGGTATTGCTACAGATATATTGATGTTATCAAAAATATCCGCCGACTTCATTTCTTTTTTATCAAAATCCCTTACTTGATAAGAAGCTGACCCAGATACAAGTTGGCCCAATACTTCCTGAACATCAGCAACATTTACAGGTTTCATATTTCCAATATTAACTGATTTTTTATCTTTTTTGCCTCCTTTAAAATCAGATTCAGTAAATCTTTTTTTAAACCTTGCTCCTACTGCTGCCGCAAGAATTGCTTCTGAAATATTACCTTTGTTATATTCTACAGGCATAGAGATTAAAAAAACCCTTCCAAATATTTATGGAAGGGTTTTAAATTATTTGTTAGCAATATAATTTTCCATTGCCTCATCAAGATTCAAAAGAACTTCACGAATATTGGATATTCGCTTTGGTTCTGTAGGGCCTTCGGCATAACCTTTCTGAGCATCAATCAAAGCCATAAGAACCTCACTTGATTCTTCAAAAGTCATCTCAAGAACTACTTTCGTTTTCACAGATCACCATCCACACGATTCTCGGAATAATAAGGATCAAAAGAACCACCAGGATAACGCTTTTCAAGTTTAGTTACATTTCCTGCAATGACTTCATCGATAGTAACTCCAAGAGCCATGCAAGCTTGTGCAACATACCACATAATATCACCAAGTTCAATGATAAGGTGATGTCGGTTATCTTCATTAAATGGTTTGCCTTGAAAAATCATCTTCTTAATAATCTCAAGGAATTCGCCACCCTCAGCATTGATACCAACACCCGCAGTCAGAAGTCGTTCAATATTTGCACCTTTCTCATCCAGTTCCACAAGACGATTGGAAAGAGCAAGGAAATCTGTAGACGCTTCAGAAGTCACTGCATCTACGAAATGAGTGTATTTTGCAAAGTCAATATTTTTAGTCATCAGAATTTAAATCCCTCAAATGATTTTTTTGGTCCAGTTTTCTTTTCTTCATAAGTATACTCCTCATCTTGTCCAGAGTCAAGTATGTCCGCTTGAGCACTCTGTTCACAATCATAGAGGCGCATCTTTGCACGATCAATACCAACAACAAATCTCTTGTTAATGGTAGGATCATTATAACGATTCTTCAATTGTTTCACCATAATCTGTCCCAACTCTTCAAGCTCTTCTGTACTAATAAGGGCAAACATAAGATCAGCAGTAGCAGGGAGACCAAAGGATTCAGAAGTATCAGTAAGTT